TGTTTTTGTATTGTCCACTATCCAACTTCTCCCCAATTTGACCCCATTTCAGCGTCTACATCAAAGGGTATTTTAAGTTCGGGCACACAATTAGACATAATTTCTTTGATTTGTTTAATTTGTTTGTCATTTTGAACATTAAAACACAATTCATCATGAACTGTAAGCATGGGAGTAAGACCAGCTTCATAACAATCGACCATTGCTTTCTTGGTTTGGTCGGCACTTGATCCTTGAATCAATCTATTCAGCGCCTTGTATGTAAAAGCTCTTCTGATTCTACCCTTACCGCCATATTCAGCAATAGCTTCTTTCATAGGTAATGCTTTATTGTACTGATAAGAGATAGGTTCATACATATTGAATCTACACTTACGGCCCAACCAAGTTCTGATAATACCACTCTCTGATGCTTTCTTTGTTGTCTTTTCTGATATTGATTTTAGAAACGGAACTTTATCATTATATTTATTTAAAAGAGTAGTTGCTTCATCTACAGATAGATCAAGAATGTTTGCTAGTTTACCTTTACCCATTCCATACATCAAACCAAGATTCACAGTCTTCGCTTGTTTTCTTGGTATGCCTGCTATATCTGCAACAATTTGATGGAAGTCGGCTTCTCCTTTTTTATACAAAGCCACAACGTCATCTATCTGTGGGTGTCTGTCAAAGCCAGTCAATGTAGCACAGTAATGTACTAACCATCTTGGTTCTTGTGAAGCATAGTCAAAAGATCCCCACTTTGACCCCTCCTCTGGAATAAACAATCCTCTGATAAGTTTCTTTATATATGGATCTCTTGCAGGTATTTGTTGCAAGTTTGGATTACTTGAGCTAAATCTACCAGTAACGGTTCCCCCGCCGTCAGAACGTAGAGGATGAAAGTCACAATGTATTCTGCCCTTATGCGAATGTTCAAGAATTGTATCGATAAAAGTCGTATTGGCTTTATTAACTTCCCTTATCTTTATAATCTTCTTCGCAATGGGATGAGAATGATTGGCAAGAAACTGTTTTGTAAAGGCGGGGGCCCCGGACTTTTCTGTGCGAGAATACGCAAGTCCCATAGCATCAAAGACTTTTGCTACAGATGTGGCGACCCAAGGTTCTATCGTAACTCCAGTTTCTTTGACTATCTCATCTACAAGTGATTTTTCTAAAGTAGTTAATTCTTTCTTAACTTGCTCAGCTTTATTTAAATCTACTCGTACACCTGCTGTTTTCATATCCAAAAGCAAAGGTGTAAGTCTAGTTTCTAATTCAAAAATACCACTACATTCTTCTTTGGTTATATCTTTTCTCAACACATCCCAAAGTTTCAGAGTTATGGCAGCATCATGTTCTGCATAAGCACCAACGTAACGAGGTGGTAGTTTCCACATACCAGACTTTGGATCTACACCAAACTCTTCGGCGGCACTCTTGAGCATCTTCTCATCTTTGTATGTACCGAGATGATCTCCAGCTAACGAGTTCAAATTATAATATCTTCTATTTTCATTTAACAAAGGTGCAGCAATCATCGTATCTATAACTTTGCCTTTTACTTCTATACCTTCTGTTCGTAGCCAACCTAAATCATACAAAGCATTATGAAATACTTTTGTTATTTTTTCATCGTCACATATTTTTTGTAGCCACTTGTAAACAATATTTTTTGACATGTTGCCAGAGTTGTGTGCGACAGGAAAATACCAAGAACTTTCCCCCGCTGCGACTGCAACCCCTATTACATATCCATCTTTTCTTGTCCAACCAGGTCCAAGAGTAAGAAGATTTGGATCTTTAGTTTCTAAATCTATACCAACTGTTTCGTATTGAGATAGATCAGGGAAACTTTGAGGAGGTGTCCAATCAGAGTCCAAATTACCCCAAGACATAGCTTTTATATCTTGATCTAAAAGATGATATTGTTCATGATTTGTCATTTATAATTTCTCCACCCAAAGCTGCGTAGCCAATAACGTCTGTCCAAGAATCGTCTTTTGAGATGTCTTCGGCAAGACGAGCAACCTTGACACCTATCATACAAGCCACAACTTCTTCTGGAGTGATTGCACCATTTAATTTTTTATCTAACAATATAGTCCATATATCAGCTATACGTTGATGATTCTTTTTAGCAGGTCCATATTCTTTGGCTCTCTGTCCATTGATTAGTTTCTCCGCTTCTTTCAAAAAAAATTCTCTGTCTTTTTTCATATGTTAAATCCATGTTTAGTTGTTGGTTCAATTAAATGTAGTGATTGTTTAGCACGAGTTGCTCCGACATAAAAAGTTCTTATTTCAGAATCTTGGTCTAAACTTTCTACGCAAGCTTTTGTTGAGTCAAGAAAGAGAACTACGTTATCCGCCTCTCCACCTTTGGCTTTGTGTATTGTCGATATCCGAATCCTTGGAGAACCTGTCAAAATCCTCTCGCCTCTCCTCCTCACTGACATTATATATGCTATCTCCTGATCCGATACTTTCAAGACTTTCTGCCACGGAGTCTCTCGTGTTACGTTCAAACTGCATTTCTCTATGATGTCGTCTAGAGTGTAAGTTTGTTCGGAGTCTAGATGAGAGAACCTTTTTCTTCCAGACTTCGTAATAATATTTGGGTTCAATAGTTTCGCAAAATTGTTCAGTTCTGACATAGACAAGTCTTGGTTTTTGCATAGTTTAATCCATACCTCTATTCCGTTAAGCACATTTGGGGAAATAGACCAACCAGTGCCCTCTCTCCAATAGAGATGACCTTCTTCTTTGAGACGAGTACATATTTTATTTGTGATGTAGTTCGTTCTTGCAAGTATCAACCATTCGCCACTAGTTAGATCTACATCTAGTATATCCCTATGCCATGTTATAGTGCCATCTTTTTTTGTGGGTTGCCATTCTTTCATTTGTCTGATAGAGACTTTTTTTATCAAGTTCTGAGAAAACTCATGCACGGCACTCGGTACACGGTACGAGGTTTTAAGAGTGGTTTTGTGTTCAGAGGCATTTAAGAAATCGTCTAACTTTACACCCATCCAAGCATAGATTGCTTGATCATCATCTCCTGCATAATAAATCTCTTTTGAGTTTGGAACTAAAACCTCTTTAACCATCCTCCATTGCAAAGGTGCTAAGTCTTGTGCTTCATCTATAATTAATAAATCAAACTTTGGACTAGATCCTTCTTGTATAAATTTTTCTATCATATCAACAAAGTCTAACTTATCTTTAGCTTGTTTATATTCTCTGTATGCTTTGTCTAGAATTTTAAGTTGTTGCCAATGTAAAGTATGATCCCAAGTGTCATTGAATTGTTGCTCTAAGCTAACTTCCCTTACACGAGCCATTTGAATGACTGCCATATACTTGTCCCCACCTGCACCTATCTGAAATAAAGGTCCGTCCTCTATACTGACAGTAGGATTACTTCTAAATTCTAGTCCCACTAATCTACCTAACTCGTTAAAATCAGATCCTTTAAAAACTTGTCTTGTTGTTAATCCCATCCAAGTAAAAGCCAAAGAGTGCAGAGTTCTAAAGTAAATCATCTGGTCTGTGTTTAAATTTAATTCTGAAGTAGCACGATCTTTTGCCTCTGTTGCAGCCTTGCGACTAAAAGACATAAAACCAATCTTAGTCGGATCCATACCACCTTTTATTTTTTCTTTGACTAAATTAATTAGTGTTGTTGTTTTGCCTGTGCCTGGTGGCCCAAATATTGTGGTCTCCATTACATCTCCAACATTCCGTGACACATTTTACAAACGCACATACATTTTTCTATTTCTGCATTTATCTTTTTTATACACCTATCTTCGCTAACTATTTCTGCAACTGCTTTATATTTTGTTTCTGGTAAAACATGATGCCATTGTAGATTTCTAGGATTGTCATTATATCCGCATCTTTCACATCCTCGCTCTACTTTAATTTGATTAACATAATCTCTTAATCTAGTTCTAGTTCTTGCCCATTTACTTATCATCTTTTCCCTCTTCCTTTTTAAAACATGCTCCTTTTGCATATATCTTTACTGCCTCTGGGTGTATTCTCCATAACTCTTCAACAACGTAATCTTCTATAAGTTTTTTATCTTTATTACATTCATCCCTGTCTTTGAAAACTACACCAGGATTCCAAAAGCTACATTTTCCTTTACCACCTTTGTATCTGCATTCCTCAACTATAATTGTACAAAAAGCTATTAATACTTCCATTAGAACGGAACCTCCTCTTGTTCAACGATTATATCATTAACTTCAACTTCAGAAGCAAACTCAGGTATCCACCAAACTCTCACTGTTTTCCATTTACCTGCTGATGTTTTAAATTTTTTAACTATCGAACTTTCTTCATTATTTATTTCTTTTAATCTTTCCTGCACTTGTGCTCTTGTGTAGCTATCAAATTTTTTCTGTCTCATAAATTCCATAAGAGAATCTAGTCTAAAATATGTTTTACCTTCTTCTACTTCAGTAAAAGGTTTACCCAACATAACTTCTTCAAAAGTTTGTGCTTGAACTCTACCTGTACAATATGATTCTAGTATTGATACAAACTGACCTTTATATGTTAATTCTTCGGGGACTTGTATTTCATTACATTTTTCCATGAGTTGATTAACAGTCATTTCCCAATCAGCATCCTTTAATTTAGGAGGCATGACTTTTAACTGCTCCATACATGCTCGCTGAAACAATCTAGGTGCTTGTAATTCTTCTGTAGTTATCTCTAATCTCTGACCACCTATATCCACAAACCACAATCTTGGTTCAGATAAAATAACAGATAGACCACTTATTGTTGGCATAGATGTAGCACCTATGCCTAACTTCATTGTTCGACATACACCTTGATTACAATGTGATGACATGGGTTCTTCTTTACAAAGATACTGATATTCTTTTTTGTCTAATGTGTTTTGTATAGCCACAACTTCTTGTGCTGACAAAGGTGGATGAAAGTCTCTTACATTATGTTCTTCAAACTTTGCTTTCCAATTTCCAGGATCAAGCTTTTGCAAGAACACTCCCAAATGAAAAGCAGTTCTGTTTCTTTCTCCCTCAAACACACCAATAGCTAACTTAGTTCTTAAACAAGGAATGTAATTAGGAAATAGATCAACTGATCCACCTATTGGTAAGGTCAGAAAATCTTTAGGTAACGTCTTGACTTTCTGTATTTCTTCGATGAACTCGGACAACGATGCCTCGACATAATTTCCCTCTCTTCTGATGATCGCATATCGGAGAGTTTGCTCTGAATCAAAATACGGAAGATTAATAAAGTTACCAACATCACCTCTCTCGACAAGAATCTGTTCTTGTTTTGGGAATATTTCGCACCTGCCGTGACCAAGTGCTGAAGAAATCTCCGCAGCCTTGTCTCTAAAATCTCCTGCATTCATCCACTCCTTAAAAAAGAAAAATATGTGTGCACCACCCGATTTACTACGGCACACGATACACGGAACATTGAGTTCTGCCAACTTGTCTACTAATTTATTGTGATCTAAAGGATACTGATCTATATCTAAAGCACCAAACTTACACTTGTTTTCTTCATTAATAGGTATAGCACCAACACCTTTAGTGCCGTTGATATGTCCTTCTATTAATTCTAATGTAAGAGGGTTTCTTACTATAAATGATTTTGCTTTTTGTTTTCCTGCGGTACGTTCTTGAGATACTTCTGTCTGTCCATGTGCCGTACTAAAACCAATAAAAGCCTGTAATAATTCTTCTGCTAAATTCACTCTTCACTCCAAAAAAAGAAACCGTGGCTTGGAGGACCAGCCACGGCTCAAATTAATTAAAACGGTATTTCGTCATCCTTTGGTGCAGTCTGCATTTCATCAGCAGAAGCAGAAGCCGTTTTAATCTCCCCTTTTCTAAAGCTTTGATACATAGTTCTAGCTTCAAGCATCATAGCCTCAAGTTCTTTTGTAATGTCGTACACTCGTTCAATTTTATAGTTGTACCAACTGCCTTGATCATTACTTTCTGCAATGGTTTGAATATTCCATGCAGTACCATATAAAGGCATAGGCTTACCCGAAGGTAATCTAATACCATTCTTCAATGTATTCCATCTACGAGACACTTTTAATTGTGTCTTCTTCATGTCAAGAATAGCAGGAGATCCTAGCTTAGTCTCAGAATCCATAGCCATAACAACATGTTGATGGGTTCTAACCAATTCATTACCCGAAGGCAAAATTTCGGCTGCACCATCTCTTGTTGTTAGTGTTATGTCCTTATCATCAGGTGCTAGTTCTCTTATGAAACCACCACCACTTGATCTAAGTGCAAACTCCAAGAACTTTTTCTCAAAGAAACAAGGCACAACAATTACACCATCATCTGCCTTATATACTTGTTGAGATACAGTATTAAAGATATCGCCTTGTTCAGCACCTTTAATATACAAACTATCTTGTTTGTTTAACTGTGGAGACAATGCTTGTAGAATCCTAATAAAAGGTATCTGCATATCTTCTGTGTTAAAGTTCTCTAGTCCTGCTCCTGCCTCTTCCTCTAATAAAGATGAAAGAGTAGAAGGTGCTACATCAGTAGCTTGTTTTTCCGCAACTGCATTTTTCATTATTTTGCTCCCTTTATTTTTGCACGATTGCCTACATA